CCCGCCACAATGGGGCCATTCCAAGAGTGTCAACCAAAGGAGGGCAACACAACACAAGCTTTGTAGGCTAACCAACGTTATTTAGAGTCGCATGACTATAACTGCCATAGGTGAATGACGGGCGAGGATTTTACCCCAATGCAATGTATTGCCAGCCAAGTTGCTGAAAGCGAATGAGTCCTAATGCAGGTGGACGAATGTAGATGCTACACTGAGCTTTTTCCGACACGATAAAGTCGATTCCAAAAGATAAACCCCAGTTGAATGTGTAATGTGTTTTTATTGGGTACATCAGAAACTAATTGAGGCCAACCTCAACTTGTGCTTGACACTTGGGTGGATGATGTGCCTAGATAAAAACATAGGAGGAAAGACAATGTTTGATCAAAATTTCATAAGAGTAGAACACAAAGGGCAAACTGTGTCTATCGTTCAACACAAATATAAAGACAGAATAGAGTGTCAAGAGGTCGCAATCGTACCAGAGGAAGGATCAATAGAAACTATCTTGCATTACAGTGGTAGCTTGGATAGTCTTATTGGTACCTTGAAATTAATCAAAGAGGAAATAGAAAACAATGGAAACTAAAAAAATGTCACCACGACTATTGAAGGGTATGAAACTGCAAAAACTTGGAATGTTTCACACACCAGAGGACATGCGAGAACTGGAAAACTGGATTGAACAAACCAAGGACCCACTGGTAATGACTGGTGCAATGATGATGTTCAACCTGTTAACTGAACGCAACAACGAAATTATTGATGAAGTATTGGAGGTGTGGTCATGACTTGGACTGTAAAATCATCACAGGAATATGGTAAGATTGGTAAGGGCAATAGTAAAATGCCAGGCTCGACATTCAGCACTGACGCATTTGCCTGTAAGGTAGGGTCTAAACTTGCGCAGGTGGAGGGGTCAGTATGTGCATCATGCTACGCACGTAAGATACAAAAGCTACGTTCATCAGTTAACAAGGGTTGGCAAGCTAACTATATCAAGTCAGTGACAATGATTGAGAACAACCCTGACAAGTGGGCTGAAGCTGTCGCATTCCAGATCAATCGCATAGCATTGAAGACAGGGGAGAACTATCACAGATGGTTTGACAGTGGAGACTTGGATAGCGTGGCAATGCTACGGGCTATCGTCAAGGCTGTCAAACTTACACCACACATCAAACACTGGCTACCTACACGTGAGGCCAAGGTGGTCAAGGAATATCATACTCGCTATGGGCAATGGCCTAGCAATCTAATCATCCGTGTATCTGCTACAATGGTAGGGGACAAACCTATCAGTGGACACAAGTACACCTCAACCGTTCACCGCAAGGGTCAAGAGGTTCACGGATACGAATGCCCTGCACCTAAGCAAGGCAACAACTGCGGTGACTGTCGTGCGTGTTGGTCACGTACTGCAAACGTAAGCTATACTAAACACTAATGGAGGATTACAAAATGTTTAGCATCAAACCACTAAATGACAACACAAAAGGTTTCCGTTTCCGCACATGGAATTTCGCTGGACTATACCGCAAGCGTAAGACTGTGTCGAATTGGCAGGTGTCACAAGGTGAGACCATGACCAAGATTGAACTAGGTAAACGTGTGATCTATCTTGAACACACCAAACCCCGCCGCATTCTGTGGAACTGGTAAATGAAGAGGGTCTATTGTTACGACATGGAAGGGGTGCTGTTTGCATCCCTACCCTTCACAACACACACCCAACTGGATAAACTTAAGAGGCGATGCCCTCTTTCAACTGTGGAGGTACGTTATGAAGTACAAGCTGCACCTGTATTACACAACACATTGGGAATTGTGGAACGAACACAAGAGCAACGAATGGATCGTTGTGTTCCAAGAGTTTGAGGAGGCAGAAAGATTTATGCTACTGTTGCTGAAGGATGACACATAAAGCTTGGGGTCACAGTCTTGCAGATTTTCTGCTTGCAATGTTTAACTATCGTATGGTATGGAAACCACAGACAGATGAAGAGGAGGTACCTTTCTAATGATTACACTATGGGATAATGTGCAGGATATTATATTCGATTATGATCCTGATGCTGAACTGTTCGAGGATGAATCATACCTGAACACCAAGCAACCAACCGTGCACCTACATGATGAAGAGGTAGACGATGACTAAGATAATTGACGAGTGGTACAATTCACTGGAACGTGTGACTATCACACCAGAGGTGGACCCTTACGATCAAGGGGCGGTGGACTCTTACTACGGTAGACCATCGTCACCTAACGAAAAGTATTCGGTCAGTGAACGTGACCAGTATTGGCTAGGGTATGCTCAACAACCATACGGAACTAAAGACAATGGCTATGAATGACTATACTTTACGTTGTAATATGGATGTCAGCACTAGGCTTTGGGTTGTTTCTTCCCTTCTATTGCCTGTTGTTTTGCTATGTCTACTCAAAAATATTTGGTAGACCCCCTTGACAAATGAAAAAATAAAGTGTACTTACCCTAAAGGGTATTACTAAAAGTATGATACAAGAGTTAGGATAAACCATGAATGAAGTTACTCATAGAGAATGTCCCTTTAAGGATTGTGATAGTAGTGATGCATTCTCGTATAATGTAGACAAGCAATGTGGTAAGTGTTTCTCTTGCGATAGATCATACCCACACAAAGGTATGTCACTAAAGGGTTGGGCCTTAAGTGAATATCCTTTACCAGAAAAGGAGAATGTTTTGGCTGTAGTATCATCCAATCCCATGCTAGTCCCGAAGACTATTGCCTTTCGAGGTATCATGGAAAAGACTATGGACTTCTATAACGTCCACACTTTTGTTGACACTGATGGTGTAGCACATAAGCAATCGTATATCTATCCTTCGGGTGGTCGCAAGATACGTACACTACCAAAGAAGTTTCACACTGAGGCATTCAGTAGTGACGAGTTGTTTGGTATGGACAAGTTCAATGCTGCATCATCTGACTACGTAGTGTTGACAGAGGGTGAGCTTGATGCACTGTCTGCTTTCCAAATGCTTGACCGCCAGTATCCTGTAGTATCTCTACCATCTGCCGCACCGTCCAAGAAACTGTGGCAAGGTAAGGCCAAGGAATGGCTCGACAGTTTCAAGCACATCGTGTTGTCGATTGACAATGACGAGGCAGGTAATGCTATCGCAAACAAGATTGCTAGTCTGTTTCCAAACAAGGTGTATCGTATACCGCACGACAAGTACAAGGATGCTAACGAGTTCTTGCAAGCAGGTGCAGGTAAGTCATACCGCACTGCGTTCTATGCCAAGCAGAAGTATACACCGCAGAATATCTGGAACACACCTCAACAATTCCTGAGCATCCTGAACGAGGATGACGATGCCAAGTATCTACCTACAGGTATCCAAGCATAGGATCAGGTGGTGTTAGGTCTGATGCAAGGACACCTGACTGTGTTCCAAGCACCTGAGGGTATCGGTAAGACAGAGTTCATGCGGTTCCTTGAGTACCACATGCTATCGAATTACTCTGATGTACCGATTGCGATCTGTCACCTTGAAGAAACAAAGAAGCGTGGGTTGCTTGGGCTTGTGTCGTATGAGCTACGTGACAACCTGACACGTCGTGATCTGATTGACGACAAGGACAAGCAAGCTGATGTCGAGGCTGCATTGGTTCGATTGACTGAGAAAGAAAACCTGTACCAGTTTACTATCGGTGTAGACGAGGACCCGATGGAGATACTGGAACGGATCAGGTTCTTTAGTCAGGCATGTGGTGTCAAGTATGTGTTCTTCGAACCGATCCAAGACTTGGCATACAGTCGACAGACTGACGAGAGTATTGAGAAGTGGTTGTCTGCTTTGTCTGTTCAACTGTCACGCATGGCTGCTGAGTTGAACGTAGGTATCATCACGATTGCACACGAGAATGACGACGGTCAGATCAGAGACTGCCGCACCATTGGTAAACGTGCATCTGTTGTAGTCAAGTTAGAACGTGACAAGATGGCAACAGATGATGATGAACGTAACACCACCAAGCTATTGGTCACCAAGAACAGACCTGCTGGTGTCACTGGATTCGCAGGTGCACTACGGTTCGACGATGGTACCTTCACACTAGCAGAAAAATTTGATAGGTTCGTATGATGAAAGTTGCAATGGACATAGAGACTGACAGCCTAGATGCTACCAAGATATGGTGCATCTGTGCTGAGGATATTGACACAGGCGATCAGTTCTTGTTCACCAACTTGACTGATGATGAAAGTGAAAGGGAGAAGTTCTATGACTTATTACGTAGAGTTGATCGTATTGTTATGCATAATGGTATTGGTTTTGATGCACCGACTGTGAACAGATTACTTGGGCAAGTGATTGACCCACACAAGGTGACTGACACACTGATCGTTTCCAGACTTGTTGACTACAACATCAAAGGTGGTCACAGTCTGGATGCGTGGGGTAAACGTCTTGGCCTACACAAAGGTGACTTCAAAGATTTCTCACACCTGTCAGATGAAATGATTGACTACTGTAAGAACGACGTTGCTGTCACTGTCCTGTTGTATAAAAAGTTCAGCAGTGTACTGAAGGACAAGCAGTGGCACGACGCATTACGTATCGAACACGACATTCAGATTATCTGTGAACAGATGCATGTCAATGGTTTCTACTTCGATGTTGAGAGAGCAAAGAAACTTCTAGAAGAAATCAAATCTAGTATGTATTACTTGGAACAACAGTTCCAGATTGATTTCCCACCTGTCTTGAAGGAAGATAAACGTATCAAGTACCGTTTCAAAACCGACGGTTCATTGTACAGTAACGTCATCAAGGCTATGCAGCAACACCCTGAGACCAAGGTCGAGGGTGAGGAACTGATCTGCTACAAGTGGCAGGAGTTCAACGCAGGGTCTACCAAGCAACGCATAGAAAGATTGTGGGAAGCAGGGTGGGAGCCTATCGACAAGACAAAAGGTCACCTCAAGAACGAAAACCCTGACAAAGCAGAGCAGTATGCAATCTATGGTTGGATGTGTAACGAGACTAACCTAAACACGTTACCACCTGAGGCACCACAGAGTGCATTGAACCTAGCTGAGTGGCTGACACTTGAGGGTCGTCGGTCTAGTCTAGAAGAATGGATTGGTTGTGTAGGTGAGGATCAACGTATCCACGGTACGTTCACACACATTGGTGCATGGACTGGTCGTCTTGCACACAGCAAACCAAACCAAGCTAACATACCTGCAGCATTCCACGGCGATGCTATCACATCAGTGGAGAGAGTGAAGGAATTATACGACGGTCCCTTCCGTGGCCTGTGGAAAGTCGAAGAGGGTAACTGGTTGGTAGGTACAGATGCTGAGGGTATTCAGCTACGTATCCTTGCTGATCTAATGGAGAGCCGTGAGTACATAGATGCGATAATCACTGGCAAGAAGGAAGACGAGACAGACATACACAATCTGAATCGTAAGGCTCTTGGCATGGACCACATCACACGTGACATGGCTAAGACATTCATCTATGCATTCCTGCTAGGTGCTGGTCGTAAGAAGATTGCACAGATTCTTAACACCGCACCGATCAGGGCTGACGAAGCTATCGAAAACTTTATGGATAGCATCACTGGTTTGCGTAGGCTAAAGACAAAAGAGATACCCACCATTGCTGAACGTGGATACTTCAGAGGATATGATGGACGTAAAGTTGTTGTACCCAATGAACACAAGACACTAGCTGGTATGCTTCAGAATGGTGAGAGTACTATTATGAAGTGGGCCACACGTGGGTGGATCACGGCTGCTCAGGCAGAGGGTATCAACTTTCGGTTGGTCACTTGGCCCCACGACGAGTGGCAAACAGAAGTGATTGGGTCACGTGACTCAGCAGAAAGGTTAGGTCAGATACAAAGAACTGCGATTGAGAACGTTGGTAAACGTCTAAACATTATGTGTCCGTTGGCAGGATCAACAGACATAGGTAAATCATGGCTTGACACACACTGAAAATAGTGTATAGTGCAAAGACTAACAGCCAAATAAGAGGTACACATGGCTTATATTGAAGTAACTACAACTGGTCCAATCGAGTGGGCAAAAGTATTTGAAGGTAACCGTGACATGACAGGTTACGATGGTAACTTTGTCGAGTGTGACGGTGCTTACACAGTACAACAGAAGCTCACAAAGGATGACTTTGCTAAGTTGCAGAGTGCAGGGTCAACAAAGAAACCTGCAGCTAAACATCTGATGGATGGTGAGATCATCGTAAAGTTTGTTCGCAAACACAAGGTCACCAAGAAGGATGGCACTATCGTCGCTGCTGCAAGTGGTGCACCTAAGGTCTTCGACAAAGACGGTAACGTTTGGAAGATGGAAGACGGTCTGATCGGCAACGGTTCTATCGCAGAGGTGAAGAACCTAGTGTCTACTTTCAAGACTGCAGATGGTAAACCTGCTGCACGTACATCCTTGATGGAGATTAAAATCCTAGAGCATGTACCAGTCGAAGAGAAAGAAGAAGAGAACTCGTGGTAATCCTCCCCCAACTGGCAGGGCTTCGGCCCTGTCTCTTTTCTTAGGTGTAGTATGATTGAAGTAAAGTATATAGATCACATGGGCAGTGACTTGAGTGTAGTCAATGCGGCACGTGTGTCATTTAATAAGAAGTCCCAGTGGGGTGGGCTTCCAATGGAGAAAGTACTGAATGAGGCTGATGGAAAACTTATTTACTACTTGGCACGGAATAAGCATACTTCTCCTTTCGGGCATTGCTTTGCATCTTTTCATGTACGTGCTCCTGTCTTTGTTGCACGTCAACTAGTCAAGCATAAGTTCCTACGTTGGAATGAGATCAGCCGTAGGTATGTGGATGAAGAGCCTGAGTTCTATGAGGCTGATACTTGGCGTGGTCGTGCTACTCATGTCAAGCAGGGTAGCTATGGCGAGGTAAAGAGCAATCTAAATGTGAAGTATCTGAACCACAGAGAGCACGTA